AAATCCAATATCTTGTTATTGGTGTTTAGAGGATTCTCTTAATGGTGGTAAAGGGTTTTGGAAATGTCATCCAGGCACTACTAGATTGTTTATCGCCAAACTTTTTAGTGCAGAAAAAAATAACATTACTTCTTGGTTATATTCTGAGGATGAAGCTGCACTTGAGGGATTGAATTTTGAACCTCTACCTACTTATAGAGATTTTTGGAATAAGGTAGTTGATGAGTGTGCAGATGCTGTAAACTACAGAAAAAGAAAGCCACTAATGAATTTAGTCTCAGTACAGATGTTAAATGCTAAGATTCAGCCGTATGGAAATTATCCTAATATTGCTATAGGATTAGAACACGTTATGCACAAAGATATGATTAGTAGCTATAATTTGGCTAGATCTTTTTTTGAGGGGTGTGAGGTCATATTTAACGGTGAAGTGATACAAGAACCACTAAAAAAGAAAGTTAGAACTGTTAAGTGTGTATGTAAACAACCTAATGAAACCAAAAAGATTAAGGCTATTTTGTTAATGATGATATGTCATAGATACAAGTGTCCCGAGGATCTTTTTTGGTTTACAAGTAAGTAAAGATATAAATATCTGTTATGGGACAAGTAATACCTTTTAAAAGAATACCCAAAACACCTGAAGCTAAAGTAGTAGGTCATAGACTATCATTTTATACGGATGAGGAGATAGACATAGCACTTTTAGCTCTCAATATGTATGGGTTCGACAAACTGAGATATACAGTAGATACTATGAAATCTCTGGATCCTTTGTATATCAGAGCCTGTTTATATGAACTGAAAAATAGTGATCTCATATCCTCTCTTGGCAGGAGAGTTATAAATATGATTATTGATAACATGGAGGAAATACGTGATGCCAACTAAGTTTAAACCATCTGTCGTAATTGCTGAAAAACAAAGCAATGGCACTGTTAAGAAAAGAAACCAACACTTTTATATGAAGAATACTTCTACAAAGAATATTGTGGAAATGTATGAAAAGTCTAATACTTTACCAAAAATTAAAGATAAGTTGAAGAAAGAACTTGTTAGACGAGGTGCGTTGGATGCCAGTATATAGTTTTCGCAATAACGAAACCGGTGAAGAATATGACAGGATTATGAGTTGGGATGCTAAAGTTGAATACCTGGAAGAAAACCCCAATATAGAATCAATTATTACTGGTGCCCCTGGCCTTGTAAGTAACACAGGTGATCGCACTAAACCCCCATCCGGCTTCAAAGAAGTATTATCTAAAATTGCTGATGCAAACCCTAACAGCAAACTTGCAAACGACTATGGTAAGAAAGATCATAAGTCTGTTAAGATTAGGGAGACTGTCCAAAAACAAACTGGTAAACTATTAGGAGACGATTAAATTTTGTTATGATTCTTTAACCAATAACCCACAGATAGGAAGTAATATGGCAAAGAAGAATCTTCAGCTTGTACAAAACGAAGGACTACCTGTAAACAATAGTTTGAAAATGAGGATAGAAGACCTCAGAACTATTCAAGCCAAAACCGAAACCCAAGGCCAGTTTATGTCGCAGTATGACTATAAACCGGCCTTTTTGCTACACGGTTGTGCTGGTACAGGCAAAACCTTCATTGCACTTTATAGAGCTCTGGAAGAAGTAATGATGAAAGGAGGAACTAGGGATCGAGTAATTATTGTTAGGTCTGCTGTACCTTCCCGTGAGATTGGACACTTACCCGGAGATCAAGATGAGAAGACTGAGGTGTATAGCGCACCGTATCAATCAATGTGCCAAGAACTTTTTCCAAACAAGCCACAAGCATATCACCGTTTGGTAGAACAAAAGTATCTGGAGTTTATGTGTACTTCATTTGTCAGAGGTATCACATTAGATCACGCTATTGTTATTGTTGATGAATGTCAAAATATGAATGACATGGAAATCAATTCTTTAATGACAAGAGTAGGAGTCAATACAAAGATTATATTTTGTGGAGACTTTAGGCAGACCGACCTTTACAAGAGGAATGACTTGTCTGGCCTGAAGCAGTTTATGGTAACCGTTGAAAATATGCCATCCTTCTGTTCTGTCGAATTCGGGCCAGAAGATATAGTTAGATCTGCCCTGGTCCGGGAGTATATTGAGGCCAGAATGAAGTATGAGGACTCAAATTACCTAAGTGCTTGATTTATAAGCGCTTTTAATTTCTCCAACAAAATCAAGCACTTACGTCAGAAATGGCCTAAGTGCTTGTTTTCCTTAGGCCAAAAAGTGCTTGACTTTTCCTAAAATTACTGTATAATAAGCATTATAAACTGATAAATTAACTTGTGAGGAGATGTTTATGAGTAGTAATATAGCAAAAACAGCAGAGCTTATTGTAAGTTTTCATAACGCAGTCAATAGTCTTGAGAACCTAGACGATCGTGGTCGTATTAACTGGAACTATGTGGATGCTGATATTCACCTGGATGCAAGTGATGCGGGCAAAGTAGTACCCGAGGAGTGGTACGAGGTATTCAACGATCTCGCTGATGAAATTGAATTGAATCAACTGCAGGAGTCTGTATAATGTGGAACTTAGAAGGTATGCGTGTTAAAGGTCTTTATCTTAGCGGTGACCAGCCCGTCAGCGGCACAGTAACCCATAGCCGTGTTGAATACGGCGGTAACGTATCTCACCACGTCAAAATAGACGATGGCTTTCAGTGGAAAAATTCTGCTGGTAAGGTTGTTATCAGTCGTGAGGCTGGTGAGGTTGTTATTGTTGACCACAAGTATATCACGGAGGTGCGCGACTAATGTTGATTGTATCTAACGGTTATTCCGATCAGATTTTTTCTTGTCACCAGGAAGTCATTGACTTCTTTGGTCAGGATACCTTCACGGCATTAATGGAAGGCATTCATTCTCAATTCACGCTGAGGTTTAGCGATGTCTAAAGAAGATTATTACAAGTTCCCTAATCCTACAAATCCAACGGCCGAATTGATTAAGCGCCGTCGGATACAGGTACTTGTCCACTCTTGCATCTATTATGCTTTAGATGACAACATTGTGCCTGACCACGTTTTTGATGCCTGGGCAAAAGAACTTGAGCAGCTAATGAAAGATCACCCTGATGCTTACAGTGACAGGTTTGATTACGCTTTTAAGAACTGGGATAGCTCATCTGGTTATAACTTACCACACCGTGATCCTTGGATTCTAAATAAAGCGCAGTATTTGCTTAAAAACAGATAAGCACCCTTAGCTCAATCGGATAGAGCAACGGCCTTCTAAGCCGTAGGTTGCAGGTTCGATTCCTGCAGGGTGTACCAATATAAGTAGTAATATGTTTAAAAGAATAGAAATAGATTTAAAAATACCTGAAGCAGAAACTACCGAACACGGTAGATTCTATCGTACACCTGAAGGAAACTTATATCCTTCAGTAACCACCGTTATGTCTCATGCGTCAAAAGAGTCTATCAAGGCTTGGCGTGAACGTGTCGGTGAAGAAGAAGCAAACAAAATCAGTAATCAGGCAGCAACAAGAGGTACAAAGATACATGACTTGTGCGAAAACGTGTTGCTGAATAATGATATTGATACAAGCAATCTCAGTTTGTTGGACAAACAGATGTGGGATCGCTTCCGTCCTGAACTCGACAGGATAGACAACATTCACGCAATCGAAGACCCACTATACAGTAATCATTTACGTATGGCAGGCCGGGTTGATTGTATTGCTGAATGGGATGGGAAATTATCAGTCATTGACTTTAAGACCTCACGCAAGCCTAAAAGAAAAGAATGGATTGATAATTACTTTATGCAATGTACTTCATACGCAATTATGTTTGAAGAAATGACCGGTATACCGGTACCGCAAATCGTTGTTGCTATTACTGTCGAAGGAGAACAACCTCAAGTCTTTGTTGAAAAACGAGATAATTACGCAGAGCAGCTATTGGACTTACGTTTAGATTATGAGCGCAATTTAAAATTATGAATATAAGCAATCTGCTGATAACAGCTGCTACAAATTATCCAGATCGCCCTGCAATATCATTTAATAATATAACCTATACTTGGAGCGAGGTATGTGAACGCACAAGAAAACTTGCAACCAAATTAAGTAATATCGGAGTAGTAAAAAATGATAATGTAGCATTTACAGGACACAATTCTAACACACAAGTAGAACTCTTTTATGCTTGTTCTATGTTAGGTGCTACTTTTGTTCCTATAAGTTATCGTTATTCAAAGAAAGAAATTGATGAGGTACTAAGGGATTGTAATCCTAAAGTTTATTTAGATGAGTCTAGTGTCTCAATTACTGATGAAAAACTATACGAAAATGTAGTAGACGGTAATGATTATTATGCTATTACATACACCGGAGGCACTTCAGGCAAACCAAAAGGTGTGCCTCTCAGTCATACTAGACAATATTTAAATGCTCTTACAAGTGCAAGTGTCTTTAATTTATCAACTGATGATGTTAGTTTATTGTGTGGACCAATATATCATTTAGGTCCTCAGAATAGAATTTTTGCATCTACCGTGATGGCTTCTCATCTTGTCATACAAGACAAATTTGTACCAGCACAATTTGTAGAAATTGTGCAAAAATATAAGGTGACTAATATTACACTGGCACCCACAATGTTACAAATGTTGTTAGATGCGCCTGAGTTTGATTACGAAAAAATTAAGAGTATAAAAAACATACAGACCGCAGGATCAACTATGCCTACTGCTCTGTTAAACAGAGCAAGAACAATCTTTGTTGACGCAGAATTTAATGATTCATATGGCATTACAGAAATGGGAGGAGTAGTTCTTGCAAATAATAAGCCTGTTCCTCATGTTGCTGTAAGAATTGTAGATGATGAACTGTGGGTGAATGGGCCTACACTTATGGATGCTTATGTCAATAGGACTCCTGATTTTAAGGATGGTTGGTATCAGACTGGTGACATGGTAAAACTTGTTGACGAAAAATATTATATTGTCGGAAGAAAAGATGATATGTTTGTTTCTGGTGCAGTTAATATTCATCCAAGTGAAATAGAAACCGTTATAGATTCACATCCGAAAGTAAAACAGTCTGCGGTGATAGGAGTAGATGATGAACTATGGGGGCAAGTGCCCCGGGCCTTTGTTGTAGGTGAGGTATCAGAAAATGATTTGATAAGTCATTGTAAGGATAATATGGCCAACTACAAGTGTCCGAAACAATTTGTATTTGTTGACGATATACCGAAAACAGGTGCAGGAAAGGTTGACAAGCAGGCATTAAAACTGTTATAATATAAATATATTACCCGTTGACGTTTGAAGTAAAACGAGTTTGGACGGGGGTGCAAATCCCCCCGCCTCCACCAATAAAAGACAAGGGGGGCGTTTTAGATTCGACAGACGAGAGAATAGGCAAATCGAGGGTCGTCAGAGTAGACGCTAAAACTACCTTAAAATAAACGCTAACGATGACGTTTACGCCTTAGCTGCATAGGCTAAGTGAGGTATGGGCACCGCCTTATAATCCAATGGGCCCATTTACTAGGAGATTGTATGAATAAGTTTCTTATTTCTACAGCATTACTAGCAGCGTTTTTACTAGCTGTAAAAGTTTTATTAATAAATGATAAACCTGTAAAAGAAAATATTCCAATTGTTATTGATATTGACATTAGCGCAGGAATAAGTTATAATGAAGTAGAATGTTTAGCACAGAACATTTACTTTGAGGCTCGTGGTGAGCCTATGACAGGACAAATAGCTGTTGCCTATGTTGCACTCAATAGAAAACATGACGAAAGATATCCGAATACTTTGTGTGAGGTTATTAAACAAGGCCCTATTTCTGTTTGGTTTCTTACAGAACAAAACAAGATAGTTCCTCTTAGACACAAGTGTCAGTTTAGTTGGTGGTGCGACGGAAGAAGTGACAGCCCAAAAGATATGTGGGCATGGGGTCTTGCAATGGACGTAGCTGTAGGTGTTATAAATGATAAGTATGATGACCCTACTTATGGGGCTTTATGGTATCATAACACAGATGTAGATCCATCTTGGAATAGACAACTTGCCTACACTACACAAATAAATAAACATTTATTTTATAAATGATGGAGTAGTAGGTGAACTTAGAAGTAATTAGTGACCAATTTATGGCTGAAGCACAAAAACCAACAGATACATTTCTTATCACAAAAAAGTTTAGGTCTCCTAGTGAGTTTTCTCAATACATTGAGCAAACAGCATTTCATACAAGACAATCTTGTATGGACGTTTTGTTAGACTACTGTTTAAGAAATGAAATTGAAGCAGAAAGTATTAATAAAATTATTAATAACAGTCTCCGTACCAAACTAGAATCTGAAGCTAACGATTTAAACTTACTCAAAGTAAAATCAAAAATAGGAAAGTTACCGTTTTGATTATTGCAATTACAGGCACCTCTAGCGGTGTTGGTAAAGAACTATATAATGTTTTGTCTAAAGAATATCAGGTTATTGGACTAACACGAAAAGATATAGATCTAGATTACCCTGATAAAATTGATAAACTTGATCAAGTAGACATACTGATAAATTGTGCTGGACATGACTTAGGTGGTAAGGTAAAATTCACAGAACACAAGTTTGAATATTGGCACAAGATTATGAATACTAATCTTATTAGTGTTATGAGGCTAACTCAATTAGCATTACAAAATAATCCTAAAGTAAAGATAGTCAATGTTACTAGCACAAACAACGACCATTTTTATCCTGGGGATTTAGTATATAGCCTGTCTAAAAAAGCATTACAAGAATTTGGCAGAATGATTCAGATAGAATTTCCTGAGGCCACTATTAAAGAAGTTAGATTGGGGCTTACTAAAACTAATTTTAATCAGAACAGACATAGGTTAAAACACAAACCTATAGATAATTTGTATGACATAGAACATCTCAAACCAAAAGATGTTGCAAGACAAATAGCAGATTTTATTTTTGACCGAGATCTTTTTACTAGAATAGCCCCATGAAAAATGATTATGGGTGGCAGTTATATCACTGGCACATTGAAATCAGCGCAAAGTGTACACTAAAATGTCCACGATGTCCTCGTACTGAAATGCCCAAAACCTCTTGGACTAACAAAGAGTTTACCCTTGAGGAATTTCAACAGGCGTTTACTGAGGACTTTATCCAACAGAACGTCAAAAGATTTACTATGTGCGGTGACATAGGAGATCCTATCTACTGTAAAGACTTTTTGAAAATTTGTAGTTATATCAAACAAGTCAAACCTACTTGTCACATTTTTATCATCACCAATGGCAGCTACAAAAAAGCAGAATGGTGGGAAGAACTAGCTGTTATCCTAAATGAATATGATACTGTAAACTTCAGTGTTGATGGTTACAATCACGACACCAACAATATGTATAGAGTGAACAGTGATTGGGAAAGTATCATGCTCGGAATGTCTATCATGGGTCACAAATCTAAAGCGTTTGTTGTTTGGGCTACAATATACTTTAGTTTCAATGAAAATAATTTAGATGAAATAGTAAAACTTGCTAGACAAAACAATTGTGATACTGTACAATGGACTAAGAGTACAAAGTTTGGGAGTAAGTATGAAACATATGGCCCTTACGATCATTTAGAACCGAGTGAACAATACATAGCCAGCACACACCGGTATGAAAGAAGCGTCACAAGATTATCAGATCGTATTCAACCTATTGATGAATACATGGAAACAAACATAGAAAAATATAACACGACCCCTGCACACGGAAATATATTGCCTTTGTGTTTAGTAGGTAATCGAGGAATGTATTTAAGTGCCGACGGAACTTTACACCCATGCTCTTGGACAAGTTTTCCATACACTGAAATGAGTGACGGTAAAAAGAAAATTAGATATGAAGATAGCTTTTTTGCCATGTATCGAGATCAGCTATCAGTGAAAACAAATAGTATGGAAAATGTTTTGAACCATGAGCTTTGGAAGAAACTATTTTCTAGTTGGAAAAATAGTCCTTGGGTTGAGTGTAGTCTCAAATGTAAGAAGGACTATGTTGATTATAATTATGCTGTGGGATACGAAACAAACTAATGACCTCTTATGATGTCTACAAATTGTATGCGGCCTTAAGGTTGCACTTTACCGATCCTAAGTACGATATTACTGTGACAAAAGGACGTATGAGGAATCTCCGTCAGTCTTTTGAGAAAAGAAAAGACACACAGTATATGTACAAGCTAGCTAACGAATACAAGCGCTCAGAGGTTATTGATATTCTTGTAGCCAACTTTGTAGCTGGCAGTGATACGGCAAATATCTACACAGGAAATTTTATAGAAAACTATAAAAAATACTTGACAAGACGTAAAAGAATGTTATATAATTTAGATGTAGACTTAGATAATATCTTATTTAGGATAGAAAAAGAAGGATCTAAGTCAGCAATGGAAGGCACACACCCACTAATCTTCAGAATGTACATGGGTGGGGATATACAAATTGAAACACTTGTTATTATGGAAAAGTTATATCCTTATGTTGAAGATTATGCTAGTGACTTTGTATTGGAACACATTTGTTTACTAGTAAAGAAGTACAAACCCTTTGTTCGTTTTGACAAAGATAATGTTAAACAGAGATTTGCAGGTAAGATTGCACAATGTCTAAATCAGTAAAAAGAAAACCCGAAGAAAAAAGAATTCATAGGGTTGGAAAAGAACATCCTGAAAGAGCAATCGATCAGGAACTAAGACGTATAAATAGTATTGAGGATCTAGAGAATATAGATCTAGATGAAGTCCTTGACACATACGAATATACAAGAAGCATAAATTAAACATACAACGCACATATATCGCATATACGGAGAAATAATATGGCTTTTAATTCCCTTTCAGACCTTCGCAAGGCTCGTGGCAACTTTGATACATTGATGAAGGAAGTCGAAAAACTTGACGCCCCTCAGCAAAACAATCGAGATGATTCAAACGAGTGGAAACCCACAGTAGATCAAGCAGGCAACGGATACGCTGTTATTCGTTTTCTTCCAGCACCTCAGGGTGAAGATATGCCATGGGTACAGCTATGGAATCATGGCTTCCAAGGTCCAACAGGTAAGTGGTACATTGAAAACTCACTTACAACCCTCAAGCAGACAGACCCTGTATCAGAACTCAACTCAGAGCTTTGGAACAGTGGTGTAGAAGCAAACAAGGAAATTGCTCGTAAACAGAAGCGTCGTCTTTCTTATTACGCTAACATCCTTGTTGTTGAGGATTCAGGCAACCCTTCTAACAACGGTAAAGTATTCCTTTACAAGTTTGGTAAGAAGATCTTTGACAAGATCAAGGATGCAATGCAGCCTGAGTTCCAAGACGAAGCACCAATGAATCCCTTTGACTTTTGGGATGGTGCTAACTTCAAACTTAAGATTCGTCAGGTAGAAGGTTACAGAAACTATGACAAGTCTGAGTTTGCGGCTCCAAGTGCTGTATCAGATGATGATGCTGCTATTGAAGCTATTTGGACACAACAGCATTCACTTGCTAAAATTGTAGACCCTAGCAACTTCAAGTCATATGACGAATTGAAGAAGAAGTTAGACTTTGTATTGGGTAACAGTGCCAAGGTAGGCACAGCAGAAAGTATTTCTAGTCAGACTGGAGATGCTGCTGATGACAACTACATGGAAAAGGTAACACAGATGTCAAAGGCTGAGACTACTGTTTCAGAGGATGACGAAGATGATACACTGTCTTACTTTGCTAAACTTGCTAATGATGACTAACAACTAGTCAGACGAAAAAGGGGGCCTAGCCCCCTTTTTTATCCCATAAAGACTCTATCGTTATACCTACTCAAAGAACTACCTTGATTACGAACATTAGATGCAAAAACATTAGTAGGACTACTGTTACTGCTATTGTTATTATTGTTTGTTACATATTGTATATTAGGCGCTGCTCCTCCTCCACTACTATCTGAGGCATCTATTGTGACATTATCTACTGCCATTGCTGTTGGTACAGTAGAAGTAGCAACAGTATCAGCTCCCATAGGAGTTAATCCTTCTATATTTGCCATGGCAGGAGTAGCAGCCTGTATTTCTGCTATTCTGTTTTCTAACATTCTTTGTTGAGGCACTGACAACTCACCTGTGTCTACTATTTCTTGTAACTGGGCCGCGTCGTTTACTTCTGACAATCTTTCTTGGTTGATAGTTTGTCCTGTTACTCTACCTCTTCGATTGGTAGTATCTTCTACAATACCATCTTCTCTTGCTTTATTGATTATAGCCTCTGGAGTATTTTCTGCTAGTTGTTCATCAGCATTGAAATTATCCCAAGCTTTCTTCATTTCTGTTATGGTCAAGTCACCTATCGCTGCTAGCCTTTCCATACCACCGTCTGGATCATCTTCAGGTGCAACTCCGTATACTTCTTTGTAAATTTCTCTAGCTATGTCAGCTGCACCTAATGTTATTGCAGACAACGGACCAGCTACACCACTGCCAGCTGATAGTGCTGCACCCACTAAATCACCTTTTACTGCTCGAAAAAGCCCTTGCCCTAAACCTATTAAAGCTCCGGCAAAAGGTATTGATTTTCCTATTATTCCTGGCATTGCCTTTGTTATTTTACTAGTAATTAGCTTACTTATTGTTTTAGCAGCTGTAGTATCTCCAGCTTCTAAAATTGCAACACCTGCTCTTGTTGGCATAGTATTTAAAGCTGCTGTTCCTGCTTTAGACATTAGGTTTCCTGCGGCACGGGCTCCACCTCTACCAGCTGCCTCTAAGCCTTCTCTTCCTATCGTTGCTCTAGCTAGGCTTGTGCCAGCTCTGACTGCTAGTGTTTCATCAACGCCCGTGTTATCTAAAACATTTTCTTCTAACTGTACTGATGTTCCATCGGGGGTTGTTACAGTAGTCCCACCTTCAGTAGTTTGATCTACTTGTAAAGGATCTCCAATTGTATTGAATTGGCCATCGTCTCTTTCTCCTCCACCGCCCGGTAAAAAATTTGAAAGAAATTTTAACCCCATTAGTGTAGTTGCAACATTGCCTAGTGTTTCAAGCAAACCTCCACCTGAACCCATGCTTTCAGTATTTTCAGATATTTGTTTGAGCAGTTTGTTGTTTTCTTCTAGTATGTTGACTGTGGGGTCTTCAGTATCTAATCCTTTTCCTAATGTAGACTCAATTTGACTTCTTTCTCTAAGGCCCTTTAATCCGGAACTCTTTTTACTTAATACTCCTCTAGTAAAAGCACTAGCTCTACTTCCAACCATACTTTGTTTTATTTCATCAAAGCCTAGAGCAAGGCGACTATCAGCGTTTTTAATTTTTTCCATTTGATCTGCAATTTCTTTTAACGCAGATATTTGTTTCTCTCCAGTCTTATTCATGTTTTCTGTAAACATACTGGTCAATTTTTTAAATTCTATTCTAGTCTCATCACTTGAAGCATCTAATATTTTTTGTAGACTTTCTGAATTGTTGCTAAGGTTAGAAGAAAACGCAGCTGCACCTCTACTGATTGCAGTAGAGCCTGTTCCCTTGGAAAGCCCAGACATAGGGGATGTTTTTCTTACTAAGTTAGCAAGGACTGACGAGTTTTTGTTAGTTTCCATTTACCGTTGCTCTTTTTGTTTGTCCGCTTTCTTTTTCAAGTGTTGTACTAGCATTGCTATATACACTTCTCTTTCCCAGGGCATCATTTCTTCTATTTCTGTTAAACTCCAATGATGTTCTTGTAGTAGTAAAAAATTCGTCTTATAATAATTCTCTAACGAATCCTGGGAAAGAGTTAAACGAAAAAATGCTCGTACCCATTAATTCCTACAACATTATTGGTATTACATTCATTACAAGTATATTCTACCTTATGCCCCAATGCAGGTATGTTCTCAAAAAAGCTTCCTATTTTTTCTGTTATGTTCATAGGAAGTTCATCTAACCAGTCTATCAATTCTTGTTTTGTAATATCCTCAGGTCTAGTTACTTCTTCTGAATCGTATATGTAATCAATGCAACCATATACCACTTCTTCATCTTCTATATTGCCGCTATTTGCTTGTACTGTTGCACTCGGGTATTTAAAAACTATACCTGAATTTTCATTAAGCTCAATTTTTTTACTGCTTTCTTCTACATTGCCGAAAATTTTAAAGTCATTAAGATTCATATCATAATTAATTTTGTTTTGACAACCACCACAACTAAGAACGAATGCTTGAGTATCACCTACTGATTTACATTTAAGTTTTAAAAATATCCACTGAAGCTGATATAAAGCAAGTTCTTCTACTTTTAGTTTACCATTGCAGCAATTTTTAATTACTTGTTTTATAGATGAAACCTGTTCTGTTATCTCTCCGCTTTCCAAGGCGAGTGTTAGTATCTTATGTTCTTTTACTAGAAAAGGCCTGAATGTAACCTTTTCTTCTATGCCTGGTATCTCTAAGTCAAACTCAGGTACCACTACTTTTGGTAGTGCCATTATAATCTCCTATGATCTAATCAAATATTTCATTAAATACGCGTCTTAACAATCCTGTTCTTTGTAACAATTCTTTTAGGCCATCGGGTGGTATACCACCGTTTTCCGTTCTGTACCATTTTCTAACAGCAAAAGAAACCGATATTCTCAGATGGGTATTGTTACTCCAAGACATTTGATTGATGTTTATAAGTTTAGGTAAAGCATCAATCAAAATATATTCTGTTCTTACATTGTTTTGTTTGTCTAAAAGTCTTACAACTATATCCTTTTTAACATCGTCAGTAAAAGAGACTTCTTTGCTTACAGGATCCACTGACAATTCAATCCACTTTTCAAACATCTCTCTTATTTTTAGGTCACCGTCAGAAAGAAAAGTAAATACTACGTCCTGTGTCAAAAACTCCAGGTTTTGATTTCTGAATTCTGTCCATGCACCTATCTTAACAGGTACGTTTGTAGCAGAGTATCCAGGCAGCTGCATTTCCTCACACATCAAACTCATTATTCTGTCGCCATACCCCGGAGCTAATTCTTTTAGCTCTTCAGGTACTTCCATCATTATTTCAAACCTATCACTTCTAGCTGGAGCGTTATCTCTTATAAAAGAGGTAAAGTCTCTTTGGTTAAAAAACGAGTTAGCCATTTATTTTATCTCTGCTGTCTCTATAGACTTTTTGTTGTGATTGTTTTGCAAAATCTTGTGTTGGTAAAAAGATAGATGCTCGCCAGTGTTCAGGTTCTATCTTAACAAATCTAGTTTTAACTTGACTGTAAAGATATTTTTTTACTGAAGGCTTTACTTGTGGGAATCGACCAAAGTTTTTTAATAGACCCCAACTAACATCTATTTTACTTTTTTCTGTTATTGTTTTGTCAGTAAAACGCAATAGATTGCCTAGCAATTCTGCCCGCATTAAGTAAGGTAAATAGTGAAAGTTTATGCCTACGAATCCGCCTGGGATATCGTCAAAGGGTAAACAAAGAGGAAATCTATCATAGTAAGGTAATGTATCTTTATACTTAGGATCGTACTGAAACATATACATATTGCCCGGCTCTAAGCGATTAGTAAACTCACCTATGTCAGTGCGAGATACTTCAGCAAAGGTATTGATGCCGGTAGCCATTCTTCGGACAGCATCTTGGTACCATCTGTATGAACGGTCTTGTTCGCCAGCTGCGGCTCTTATGTTTTGAAATGGATTAGCCATACCATTATTTATAATGGTTTACTGGTAATCTTTGAGAGAAAAGTTAGTTCCTAGCATATAATCAGTTTTAGCTTCAGATGCGTTACTCCACACTAAAACTTCTGGGTTTTCATATAAGAAGTCACAGTTTTTGCAGTAATCTATTTCATCAAAGCGTTTTTCTTTATGAAGTCTACGCAACTCCTCATACTTCTCACCAAAGTAGATTTCTTCAAACGTCTGTTCTGAGAAATGTCCCAATACACTTTTTGCTTCATTGGGAGGACCTAGAGTTTGACAGCACGGTGTTACTGCTGCTGTTTGCCCGTTGTTACCGCCTGCACGTACAGTCAGCTCTGGTGCGAAAGGACGACCACACGTTCTACGTTTATCTGTTTCTCTGCCGTATTCAGGTTTGTAGTTACCGCTCCAATTGTGCATCTTCCAAATGTAACCGATAGTGCCTATTTTGTTAATAACATTACGTCTGTATTCTTCTACTTCAAACTCAATCTGATTGTTGTTAAGAATAAGATGATAGGAACTTACTTCACAATCACTTTGAGATTTATTAATGTATTCTTTGAGTTTGATAGCATTTTCAGATACCATATCAAAGTTATCCATACTCATCCACTTCTTATACATCTCTCTATTGTAGCCTATGAAACTGAAACGCATGAAGTCTAAGCCAGCATCTACAACATCTTGCATAAACTGACCACGAAGGAAACTGCCATTAGAATACATGAAAGATTTGAGGCCACGCCTTGTTACTGCCTCTACGTACAGAGGCAGACGCTTGTTCATTGTGGGTTCGCCACTGCCTTCGAGATTGATTACAGGGGTTCCGTACTTGCCTACAATTTGATCCAGGATATCCTCAAACATATCCAATGGCATAATACGAGTCCAGTCTTTGCCACGACCGGGATCTGAGTGAGGACACATAGCACACGAATAGTTACAGCCGCCTGCAACTTCTAACACAACTCTTTCTAATTTCATAATCCTAATTCTTTTTCAGTTATAATTTTAAATTTCCACTTACGGTCTTTACAGAATTCTTCGGCCGCTTCCCATTTGGCGAGATTAACTCCCCATTGCTTTACTTCATTTATAAACCTTTTAGTCCGACGTTTTGGGATTTTGGGTTCTTTTGTAAACCGATGTGGTTTTACTTCTACAAGATACATTTCTGTAACACTATTATTACATACTTTTACAAAGAAGTCAACAAAATATCTATGTATTCTATTGTCTAAAGGTGAACGATATGGTATAATTATTTCTTCACTTCCCCATTCAACTACAGAATCATTTAAGTCACACCAATTCATAAACTTTAATTCATAACTTGAACGATATACTATATTTGTTATGTCCCCTTTATATTTTGCCGGATTACGAGGTCTAAACCGTCCTTGATGTAATTCTTTGGAGTATGTCATAAATCCTTGTTATAAATAAAGTAAACTAATCTTTAGGATTATTTATATGCCCAACAAGAACAATTTTATTAATGCAGATTTAAATCCAGTTGCGTCACCTGCGCAGCCAGAGGAAGAGTTTCGTGTTACCACGGCCGGTCGTGGCGCGGCGGAACAGGAAGACCCAGAAAGTTTTAGTGAAGATGGTGAATCTCCGGGCATTGACACGGACTTTAATAATTGGAAATATCCTTTAGACGTAGGTGATAGCGAAGAACAGCCTCATAGTGTAATATTTCATATTAATGTCAGAGAAAGATCTGCTGCTGGTCAAGTAGCTAGGTCAAAGGTTGATGCTGGTTTTACTAATTGGCAGGCTGCACAAGAAACAAAAGACGAAACTGTTAGTGCAGAAAATAGGGCGTCCGGCGAACAAAAAGATTTTTTAAATAGTGCGGTAACGGGCAGCCTACTTTTTGGCGTTTTCAAAACAGTAAAATCTGTCGTCGGTCAAGTCACATCTAGTGGTGCTATCAAAAATACCGCCGGACTTGCCGCTGCAGATCAAGCAGTTCCTGCAGCGAGAAACATAGCCGATGCAATAATACAAGCAAACGATTCAATAAGATTGTTGAATTCAATACAATTGTATGTCCCAACCGCACCCAATGCAAGTTACGGTGCAAAATGGAACAATACTTCTGTGGGAGCAGTTGGTGGCGGTATCTTAAGCGGTGCGATTGGTTTGCCTGAGGATGTGTCTGCTATTGGTGACACTATTCAAAATATTATTGCAGGCAATTCCCCTACAGCAAACGCTGTGGCTAGAAGCGTTATTCAGGGTGCAGCAAACCTTCCCTCACAATTGGGCGGCACACAATTGGGTGATGTGTTTGACATTGCGACAAAAACTACACTTAATCCTTTTAGAGAACAATTGTTTGAACAAATGGATTTTAGATCTTTTGGATTCACCTACACGTTTGCACCAAGGAACGAGACAGAACTTGATGCTGTTATGAATATAATTCAATTGTTTAAATATCATATGCACCCAGAACTTACTGAAGGGTCTACTGTTATGATTTATCCTTCAGAGTTTAACATTGAATATATGTACAAATCTGGAAGGAACCAATACGTAAATAAAATTTCTTCATGTGCGTTAACCAACCTAGATGTTTCATACGGTGGAGCAGACTTTACTACATTTAAGGGAACAGCAGGCGCTCCTTCTCAAATAACTATGAGACTGAAATTCACAGAACTCGAAATGCTTGTCAGACAGAAAACAGAAAATGATACTACTAAAGGCGGTATTACTCAAGACTGGAGGAACAGTAAGTAATGTATTTCAAATTTTTACCAAATATTGCTTATCCTACACCTGAGGGTAAAACGCTTCTGACAAAAGATATTTTTATCAGAACTGGTTTCAAAACTCCTTTGATTAACAACTTATCTTTAGATGCATACTATGTAAATGATGGTGAAACTCCTGAGATTTTAGCAGATAAATTTTACGGCAATCCTAACTATCATTGGATACTACTGTTAGTAAATAACATTGTCAACCCATATGAAGAATGGCCAAGAACAAATTCTGCACTGGTTGATCACATTAATACCAAATATGGGGCAGGTAATATAGAAGGCATACACCATTATAGTATAGCAAACACTGACCCGGAAATTATTGTAGACTATGACGCCGCAAAAGTTACATCAGGTGAACACGTAGCAGTTACAAATTTTGATTATGAAGTAGACTTAAATGAAAGTAAAAGACAAATATTTTTATTAAAGCCAGCATTTGCTGGGGAGTTTGCAAAACAGTATAGACGACTGGTGAGTTAATGGCTGAAGCTAATGATACTAAAATATCAGGTGCCGGTCAAATTGAAATTGACGATATTCTGATTGTAAACAGTG